ATGGCGATAAGTAGAGGACAACTAGTTAAAGAACTAGAACCAGGTTTGAATGCTTTATTCGGTCTGGAGTATAAAAGGTATGAAAATCAGCATACTGAAATTTTCGACACAGAGACATCTGACAGAGCTTTTGAAGAAGAAGTAATGTTATCTGGCTTTGGCAATGCACAAGTTAAACCAGAAGGTTCTGGCGTGACTTTTGACAATGCACAAGAAACTTTCACTGCTAGATATACGCACGAGACTATTGCTCTTGCATTCTCAATCACTGAAGAAGCGATTGAAGATAACTTGTATGACAGACTTGCGTCTAGATATACAAAAGCATTAGCTAGATCTATGGCGAATACTAAACAAGTAAAAGCAGCAAATGTATTAAACAATGCATTTGATTCAAGCTTTGCTGGCGGAGATGGTAAAGAGCTTTGCGCTACTGACCACCCAACAATTGCTGGCACAGTTTCTAACGAGTTAGCAACTTCTGCTGACTTAAACGAAACTTCATTAGAACAGTCGTTAATTGATATTGCGGCTTTCACTGATGAAAGAGGCTTGAAAGTTGCAGCGAGAGGATTAAAATTAATTATTCCAAGTGAATTACAATTCACAGCGGAAAGATTAATGAAGTCTTCACAAAGAGTTGGAACTGCGGACAATGATATTAACGCAATCAACAGCATGGGAATGATTCCACAAGGTTACACTGTGAATAATTTCTTAACTGACACAGATGCGTTCTTTATCAAAACAGACGTGCCTAATGGTATGAAAATGTTCGTAAGATCACCAATCAAAACTGCAATGGAAGGTGACTTCGATACTGGTAACGTAAGATACAAAGCAAGAGAGAGATACTCTTTTGGTTTCTCTGACTTCAGAGGTATCTTCGGATCACCAGGTGCTTAATACTTGATTTAATTAAGTATTTATTTTGGAAGGGCCCTTGATTGGGCCCTTTCTTTTTGGTAGAAAGAAAAATGCAAAAGAAATATCTAGTTAAAATTTTTACAAAATATCTTCAAACAAAGTTTGAAATAGAAAGTGATAAAGAGATAAATGATGTAGATGAGCTTAATCCTCATATCATTGACTTTCTAGGAAAATCTGATATAAAATGGGATCAAAATGATTTACAGTATTCAAGTACTGTGAATGATTTTTACATAACCTATGAGGAGGTTAACAATGGCTCAGGACAACATGATACTGTTCGCCAAGAAACTGAAACTCGAGTCTAGATGGAATGAGTTGTTTCTTGAAAATAAAGGACAGATAACACCTGAAATGTCTGCTCTTGGTGATGAGATCAAAACAGTTATTAGATCAATCATCAAAAAACAAGAGACAGAAGTCCATACCAATCCTAGAGATGGTGAAATTCATCTTTACGCTGGTTAATTAGGACTTATACATTGCTGTAAAAGACTCTTTTACTGTAGGGATTTCTTGCACTATTCTATAATTTATTATATAAATTAATCACTATACATAAAATTCTGCATAGACGCGTATAGTCGACGGCCTAGAGACTATGTGGAAAAAACTAGGAGGATAAAACTATGGCAAACACTACGTTCCAAGGACCAGTCATTTCTAAAAATGGCTTTTACAACACAGGTCCAGGTAATGTTGTTGATGCTGACGCTAGTATTTCATTGACAGTTGCTTCTCATGCGGGAAAAATTGTTCACAATGATGCAGCAGGCGCAGTAACTTATACATTACCAGCAATCAATGCTAACGCTGATTCTGCAGTTGCAGGACCAGGAGCAGACTTAAACAACCAAAGTAACATTGGTGCAAAATTTGAAATCTTTTCTTCAATTACGAAGACTGGAAATTTAGTTGTACAAGTTGCTAACGCAAATGATGTTATGGTTGGAAGTGCAATCTTAATTGATGACACATCTGACAACGTTGTTGGTTTTGAAACAGTAGCAGCATCTGATACTATTACTTTAAACGGTACTACAACAGGTGGCGTAACTTTTTCAAGAATAGTTTGTACAGCGATCAGCTCTACTCAATGGAAAGTTGAAGTTACATCAGCATGTACTACAACTCCAGCTACACCATTTAGTGCAGCAGTAAGTTAATAAGTAATTAATGGAGCCCTTCGGGGCTCCTAAAAATTTTTAAGGAGTTTAAAATATGAAATCAGATGTTAAAGCAACACGAAAAGATGCTGATGGTTTAGTATTTGCAGGAAGAACAAGATTAAGAGGTATTATTCTTGGTGCACCTAATACTACGACTGCTGCAACTGCAGTTTGTTTAAATGGAACTACAGGAAGTAATTATTTACAAGTTGATGCACCTGCAGGAGATGTATTTGCATTAAATATTCCAGAAGATGGAATCTTGTTTGAAAGCGGAATTTTCGTAACTGACTTAATTGGTACAGTAACAGTATTATACGATAAGTAGGAGGCTAAATGGCTAACACTACTTCTGGAACATATACTTTTGATAAGACTTTTGCGATTGATGAAATCATAGAAGAAGCTTATGAAAGAATTGGAATGCAACCTAATGCAGGTTTTAATTTAAAATCTGCAAGACGTTCTTTAAATATAATGTTTCAAGAATGGGCTAATAGAGGTTTGCATTATTGGGAAGTTGCAAATAATTCAATTACATTAGTTGATGGTCAAGCGACTTATACAATGTATAGATCAACTGGTGATGGCACTTCAGATGCTACAGCAATTTATGGTGTAGATGATATTTTAGAAGCTGCATACAGAAATTCTTCAAGTGTTGATTTTCCATTAACAAAAATATCAAGATCTGAATATCAAGCCTTATCAAATAAAACTGATGAAGGAACTCCAACACAATACTTTGTACAAAGATTTATAGATAAAGTTACTATCACTTTATACTTAACTCCAGGATCAACAGAAGCTGGAAACTTTATTAATTACTATTATGTAAAAAGAATTCAAGATGTAGGTAATTATACTAATGCAACAGACGTTCCATATAGATTTGTACCTTGTATGGTATCTGGTTTATCATATTATTTATCACAAAAATTTGCACCACAAAGAACACAAGAATTAAAATTATTATATGAAGATGAACTTCAAAGAGCGCTACAAGAAGACGGCTCTTCTAGCAGCTCGTACATAAGTCCGAAGGTGTACTATCCAAGTGTCTAATACTGCTTCAGGAAAATATGCTAAATTTATATCTGACAGATCAGGTCAGGAATTTCCATACAAAGAAATGGTAAAAGAATGGAATGGAGCAAGAGTACATATATCTGAATTTGAACCTAAGCATCCACAATTAGAACCAAAACCACATACTGCAGACCCACAAGGTTTAAAAAATGCAAGACCTGCAAGGACTGAACCACAAACAGATCCATTATTACCTTCTGATCCTTTTATTATTACATCAGGAAATTCTACTATAAATGTTTACGAACCTTCACATGGAAGATCTACAGCAGATGTAGTTGTATTTAGAAATGTGGATGGAAGTCCGGGAGGATTATCATATACAGTATTTGAAAATTCATCAGGATTTAGTATAACAGTAACAGGTACAGATAATTACACTTTCAATTTAGGAAGTACACCTACTGTATCAGGAAGATTTGGAGGAATGACTGTAACTGCAGGTCCAGTTACATTAACACCATGACATACGCAGAACTAGTAACAAAGATTAGAGATTATTGTGAAGTTGATTCAAATGTATTTACATCAACTATTGTTGATGGATTTATTTCTGATGCTGAATTTAGAATTTTAAGAGATGTTGATTCTGATAATAATAGATCCTATGCACAAGCAGATATTGTAGCATCTCAAAGATATGTTAATACACCATTAATTAATGATGAGACATTAATTATTAGATCAGTTCAAATCACTAATTCTACAGGTGGAGCAGATAACTCTAGCCGCTCGTTCCTAGAATATCGAGATACGAACTTTATATCGGAATATAACCCAACTAATGTTGAGGGATTACCAAAATACTACTCATATTGGGATGAAAACACTATTGTGCTTGCTCCAACACCAGATCAAAATTACAACATGCAGATAAATTATATCTTGAAACCATCAGGATTATCGGGTAGTAATACTGAAACATACTTAAGTAAGGAATTCCCTAACGGACTTTTGTATGCATGTTTAGTAGAGGCTTACGGGTTCTTAAAAGGACCGCCTGATATGATCCAATTCTACGAAGGAAAATATAAACAGGCCCTTGAAGGATTCACTGTAGAACAAATGGGAAGACGAAGAAGAGATGAATACCAAAGTGGTTCACCTCGACTTCCTAAAACACAATAAGGAGTAAAACATGGCGATAACACAAGCGGTTGCAAATAGTTTTAAAAAGGAATTACTAGAAGGAAAACATGATTTTCAATTTTCTGGTGGTGATAATTTTAAACTTGCTTTGTATACTTCAGCTGCAACATTAAACTCTGCTACTACAGCATACACATCGACTAACGAAGTTTCGGCTTCTGGTCAGTATTCTGCAGGTGGAGGAGCATTAGTAAAACCAAATCCAAGTACTTCAGTTGCATCAGGAGTTGCAATTGTGGACTTTGCTGATTTATCTTTTACTGGTGTTACAATTACAGCTAGAGGTGCATTAATTTATAACACTTCAACTTCCAATGCGGCAGTTGCAGTATTAGATTTTGGTGCAGACAAAACAGCAACTTCAGGAACATTTACAATTCAGTTCCCAGCTTTCACAACTTCAGCAGCGATTCTTAGAATTGGTAACGCGTAATAGGAGGT